CGGCGTCAGCATCAGCCAGGACGACGTCATCCTGTTTGAGTCACGCGAATACGAGATACTGGGATTCGAGGAGATAGGCCGCCGCGATGGCTTGCGCATCTTCTGCAAAGAGAAGGGAACCGATGGCCGATAAGATGAAGGTCGAAGGGTTGGACGCACTGATGAAGCAGGTCGGTCGTATTGGTAAGTTTCCAAAGGAGATGGCGCGCGAGCTGCGCAAAGCGAACCGGGATATAGGTCGCATGGCATCGCGCAAAATCAAACCGCAGATACCGCGCAGTGGTGAAGACTTTAAAGTTTACGAGGGCACACCAGGCAAAGGCCGAGCAAAAAAAGGCGAGGGCAAAGTGGTTAAGACAATACCCAGCGGCACGTTGCGTCGATCTATTGGTGTGCGCAATAGTCGTGGAAGTCGTATCAACGTATTTGTCGGTCCACGTAAAGGAGGCGCTTTACGTATGGATGGATATTTCGCGCAATGGACAGAGGATGGCGGCATCGGTGGTCGCATGAAAACGGTGAACAGTCCAACGTACAACAAGATTGCACCGGCACTAGCGCGCTTGCGTCCAGCCATGGAGCGCCTTATGATTATGAAATATCGTCAGATCTTCGACAAGTTTAGACTCTAATGGAAACAGGCAAAGCGATATACAAGCTGCTCAAGGACAGCACCGACGTAGGCAATATCTGCGCCGACCGCATCTACCCAGAGTTAGCACAACAGGACGTCGACACCCCGTTCATCGTATACACGGTAACCGATACGACGCCCAGCCCAACCAAGAACAGTACGTCGAAGCTGGATACGGCGCGCGTGGAGCTGTACTGTCTCAGCGGCGACTATGAACAAGCCATGGACCTGGGCATTGCCGTGCGCTCTGCGCTGGATCGCCAGAGCGGTACCATCAGCAACGTCCAGGTGCAGTCCATCGACTTCGATACTTCAGACATACAGTACGACCCCGACCAGCGAGTGTACGTCTTGGAACAGACCTACGACGTGCGGGTGCTGCGTGTCGGTGTTGCTGTACCCAGCAACCTACTTGAGCACAACGTAATTACGGTCGAGGAGTTTGATGGTGCGCCCACCGGCCTAGTCAACAAGCTGGTGTTTACCAACGGCACTGTTACTATCGCGGGCAATACTGCGCGCATCACCAGCGGCGGCTCGCTAACCATCGAAGAAGCCGACGGCACACCGAGCGGCACAGCCAACACGTTGGTGTTCCCCAACGGTACCGTCAGCATCGGCGGCACTACGGCCACGCTTGACCTGTCGCTAGACACGCTGGATACTACCGGCATCTTGGAGCAGATAGCTGAACAGTTAGCCGATGGCTTTGGCGTTACATCCAGCGATTTCCCGAATGGGCTTATCGGCGACTTTAACCAAGACGGCATTGTCGGTTCTAATGACTTGCTTTTGTTCTTCACGTATTTCGGCGAGACGTTAGACAGCGACGCAACTGAGCGCAGTGCGCGCTTAACTGCCGCCTTTAGCGCTGGCACCGATGCGCCTATGGATTTGGTGCGCAGCATCAACAGCGAGACAGCCGACCGCGAGGGCGACGTCAACCTCAGTACAAGTCAGATACCCGAAGGCAGCAACCTGTACTACACCGACGCGCGTGTTGACTTGCGCATTGGCCAGGCGCTCATTAGCGACCTCAGCGACATTCCCGACGGCATCGGCACCGCCGGCCAGGTGCTGGTAGTGAACAGCGACCGCACGGCTTACGAGTTTGCTACGCGCTTGCAAGCATCAGACCTCGCCGGCTATGTGCAACAGGTTAACGGCCTTGATCCTGACGGTAGCGGCAACGTAGACATCACCACCGAAGACATCAACGAGGCGGCGCCCAACCTGTACTATACCGATGCGCGCTTTGATACTAGGTACGCCACCAAGACGCACTATCACAATCGCTACAGCACCGAAGCCGAGAGCGAGCGCAGCGGCGCTACGGCTACGCTCGAGATTTACTACACCGCGCGACCTGACGGCGACGGGTATGCTGAGAGCGAGGTGAGCGACGTCGGCGAGACTGACACCATTAACCGAACGCTGTACTACAGCGACAAATTCCAAGCCGACCCCGACACCGCGGGCGACTGGACAGAGTACACTACGCAACCCGCCGACAACGCCACCTTTGCTACGGCTAAGGCTGCGCTGTTAGCTGGCTTGAATGAGACTGACGCTACAGCCGAGACGCGCGGCACGTTGCCGCTGTCGCTGAAGATGGTGCGCACTACGACGGCGGCAAGTGGCGACTTGCTATTAGACACCTACACCGGCGCGGCGGCGGCGTACTCAGTGCGCAAGCTGGATAAAGACTACACCGGCTACGCCATGAAGGTGCGCGAGGATAGCGGCGACACTGAAGCTGACATCGGCTTTGACAGTAACGGCGACCTGGACACGGCGGCCATCGCCACGCATTGCGGCAGTGCTAACGGCTACGTCGTTACCTGGTACGATCAAAGCGGCAACAGCAACAACGCCACGCAAAGCACGTCAAGCGCACAGCCGCAGATATACAACGGCACGGCGGTCATCACCGAGAACGGGAAGCCGGCCATAGATTTGCTATCAGGCGATCAGAATCTTTCTGGAACTTTAAGCGTCAGCGGAGACCAGACTATTTTAGCCGTAGCGACTTCGGACGCAACAGGTGTCGAAACCTTGTTCAGTAGCGGTTCAGGATGGGGAATGGTACGAACCGGTACAGGCGGCACGCAAGCAGCCTTGCAAACTTCAACAAGCGGCGACACCGATAATTTTTACGGCACGTGGACCACAGGCAACCAGGAGTTGCACTTCGGTTTTCGTGACGGCACTACATCTAGTAATAGCTTTGGCAGAATTAACGGCGTACAAGGTGCTTTAAACTTAAATGGTACTGGTGAAATTAGCGGCAGTTTTTACATTGGCAAACTGCTGAATTTTAATGGTTATAGCTGGGACGGCTTTGTGCAAGAGATAATCATTTGGGGCGACCAAAGCACAAACAAAACCGGCATAGAGACAGACGTCAACACCTACTTCAGCATTTACACCTAATGGCTACCGTATACCTCCCCGTCACCGCGCGCCTGAACCTCACCAGCGAGCAACGCGCCAAAGGCATCAGCCGCGAGCTGTACAACCTGAAGCTACCCAAGCACCTTCATGAACCTGGGCGCACAACTACGATGCTGCTGGCCACCATCCAGCACCCGACAACAGGACAGTGGGCGTGCGTCGGTGACACCGATCTAGCTATCAACGTACACCCAGAGCGCGACCTGCATGCGCTGATAGCTTTGTTCCCTCAACTCACGCAGGAGGAGCGCGACGCCATGACCTACTACATCGGCACGTCGGCGGTGGTGCTATTCCAGTATCTCATGCCGAGTGACTCTGAAGTATTAACGCAAGAGGAAGCAGAAGCGGCGGGTTGGTTTGGCGATTCTCTGTAAATTGCTGTCATGGAATTTCTCCTCGACAATTGGGCTGAGCTGCTTCTTGCCTTCCTGGTATTCGCCAAGGTTGTGGTGAACCTCACGCCCAGCATTAAGGACGATCGGGTATTTACGTACATCGATTTGCTTGTCAATGCTATCATCGCGAACAACACAAAAGACCCTGAATAATGGCCATTCTAAACGGCACTGTATTTCTTCTCTCCATTGGCGGCACGGCGTTGCCAGACCAAACCGAGGGCAGTATCTCCATCAGCATGGAGACACGCGACATCACCACCAAAGACTCAGCGGGATACCGTGAGCTGTTGGAGGGTGTGCGCTCTGGCACGATCAGCGTATCTGGATTGGTAGACGACGACGGTGCCGGTGGTGCCGGTGGTGTTTTGTTTGCCGACCTCGACAGCCGCACAGCACAGACGTTAGTGTTCGGTTTTGACGATGCCACCGACGACTACAACTACTCATGCTCTGCGTTCTGCACCAGCTTGGAGGTGAGCGCTGCAACTGAGGACAACGTAACGTACTCAGCTACGTTCGAAATCACTGGCGCTATTACTGAAACCGTCGCTTAATGA